TCTCGCCGTCGACATGCTGGCAACTGACGAAGCGTTCGGCGGTGTTCCCTATGTTTCGCCGAGCAATAAGGGTGTCAATATTACCGGCGGTTGCCTGGCGGACGGCACGATTGTCGATATCGACCTGGCGCAATCCGATGCCATCGAGCAATGGGGGTTAATGTCGCCGATCAATCAAAACGGTTGGCGCTTGATCGGTGATTACACTTGCGCCTATCCGGCAAATACCGATGTCCATGATTTCTGGATCAACGAGCGCCGCATGTTCAATTGGCTCGGGAATTCGCTTAACCTTACTCTGGCGCAATATATCGATCTGCCCGGGAACCTGCGCACTCTGGCGTCAATCGGGGAAACGATCCAGCAATTTGGCAACTCCTTGGTTGCCGCCGGTCAATCGAACACGTTCCGGGTCCGGTTCTTGCCGGAGGAAAATCTCGCCGAACAGGTTATGGCCGGTATTTACACGTATCATATCCTATGGACGCCGCCGACCCCGATCCGCACCTTGAGGTTGTTACTCGAGTATTCGGTCGAAGATCTCACAGCTTGGATCTCTCTGGTCACCATTCCCGGCACGACTTAATTTTAAAGGAATCTCCGCGATGAAATATCCGAGCGTAATCAAGAATTTTAAGGTGTACGGCGACCAAGGAGTGTTGACCGGTGCGGCCGACATTACGTTGCCGAAAATCACGTTTGAGAAAGATGCGCTTAAAGGCGCCGGGATCGCCGGCTCACTGAATTTGCCGGTTCCCGGCAACGTGCAACCGATGGAGTGCGTTATAAATTTTCATACCCCAACAGCAGAAGCGCTTTCGATGTTCAAAGGCCAAAAACAACAGATCCGGTGCCTCTCATCGATCGAGTATGTTGACACATCGAGCGGCGAATTCGATGAGGATCCCGAAGAGATCATCATGGGGGTTTTCGGTGGCGAGTACGATTCCAATAAACGGGAACCGTCGACGAAAGGTGTCGTTGCACTCCGGTTCGATGTCGCGACCTTGGCGATTTATTTTGCCGGGATCGCATACTATCAAATCGATCCGATGAACGGGATCTGTATCTTTAACGGGGTTGACCTGAACGCCAAAACCCGGGCGAATATCGGTTAAGGCTGAAGGGTTAATCCTTCCTTGGTTTCGCTCAATAGTTGTTCAAAACTATCGGCCCATGCAATCGCGTCTTCGATCGATAGATCGAGCCAGAAATCAATCGAAGTCTTTGAAGCATACGCAAGCCCGAGATAGAACTTGCGCATATTGTTAATGTCGGTCTTTGCGGGCGTTAGCTTTCCATGAGGGTCTTCATCACCCCGCCCGAATATTGAAAAGCACTCGCGCGCAACATCAGAAGGGGAAGCTCCGTATAATCGAGCTTGTAGAGATCTTCCGGGGTGATCTTGTTCAGCCTGGCAATAACCAGGGAAAGAAAATTGATTTCGCTGAATAGATTGAACGTGACTCGGTAAATATCTGGGTATTGCCGCCGGAATTCGGCGACTACATTGAAAAATCCGCGGCCGCCGAGCGATTTCGGATCGATCAAAAGCCGGGTAAGTTTCTCTTTACCAGCAACTAACGGTTTCGATAAGACGAAGTAGCGATCGTCATCGGAGACCGTCAGCGAAGCATCAACTTCGATTGGTTCAGATTCGGGTCTCGATTCATCGGTATTGGGTGCGGGTATAGAAACAGAGGGTTCCATCACCCTGCTAAATACTGAGATCGGTATTTAGTAGCGAAATGGCACGTGTTGTTCACGCGGTTGATGTCGAGATTGAAGGTCATTTAGATCCTAGTCTCGCGAAAGCTGTCGGCATGACGGAGGCGCAATTTAAGCGCTTGGAATCGGCCGCTAAAACGTTCAATTCGCTCGTAAGCAAGATAACGGTTCCGTCTTCAGTAGTTACCGCTACGGAAAAAATCGATTCGAGTTTGGGCAAAATGGCGAGCCATTCGGACCAGGCCGCACGTCGGGTCGAACATAACTTTCACCGAATTGCCGAAGAAGCGCACAAAGCCGGCGAAACGATCCAGAAAAATTTAGCTGGCGCATTTGATCGGGTGCTTGAATCGGCCATGCATATGACTGGGATTGGTGGGCTGATTGGCGGAGTCGGCGCTGCATTTGCCGGCGAGGAATTCATGCGCGGCGCATTTGAGGTGCGAGCCGAGCGTGGCGTACTGCAAAACCAATTGCGCACACTCTCCGAAAGCCAGGGGCGCGGCTTTCTCTCAAGCCAGATCGATACGTTGTTGCGGAACATGGAAGGTCGCGAGACCGCGGTCCGGTATGAACCGTTGCTCGAGACAACGAACATGATGCTTTCAGCGGCACCGCAACGGTTCCAGAACATTGAACAAGTGCACAAGATGCTTTCCCAGCTTGCCGATGTGTCACGCACTCCGCAGGCGTTTGCAATGGTCAGCCAGGCGTTTACCCGGATCCTGGCCGAAGGCAAGGTTGACGCGCAACATCTGAATGAAATGTCGATCGATACCGGGTTTGCGTTCAAAAAAGCGATGGCTGACGCACTTAAGGTTACCCCGGAACAGCTTTCTGAGATGCTAAAAAAGCATAAAATACCCGGTGAAAAACAGATTGAGGCTTTGATGCAAAGTTTCGATGTGTTGACCGGGCCGGGCGGGCCGGCATATCATCATGCCGAGGCGCAACTTGCTGGGCTTGCCGGTCTTCAGGAACGGTTTATCGGGCATTGGCGCGATTTTCAGGAATCGTTCGGGATGCAATTGGAAAATTTCATTTCGCCGATTGCTGAAAAGGTCTTCTCGATCCTTACGCCGGCGGCGCTTACCCATGCGTTTGATGGGCTCACAAGCTACGTCAAAGGCATTGCGACCGCACTTGCCAGTCTGGTTGATCATTTGCAGCATGGGCGCGCTGCAGCCGAGCTCCAGGCGATCGGGACCGCGTTCAGTAATTTCTTTTCCCGGGTGTTTGGCGCGGGGAGTTTTGCTGGATTCTTTAAAGAGGTTCAAGATCCGATTAACGGAATTCATACGGTGCTGACCGAGACCGGCAAAAATTGGGCCGATGTGACCAGCGGCAAATGGGCCGACTCGATCGCGAAAGCTTTGGAAACCGTTCGCAAAACTGTCGAATTCATTTCCCAGCATTTCGAGGCGATCAAAAATACGTTGCTCGGTATTTTTACCGCAATGGGAATTGCCAAGGCGACCGAGGTCGGCAAAGGAGTCTGGGATTTTGCCAAAGCAATCTGGAACATCGGTCGAATGATCGTTACCGCCGGCCAGGTTACTGTAATGGGAGGCGCTGGAGGCGCGGCCGCGGAAAAAGCCGAGGGCACAGTTGCAAAAGCCGCCGGCTTTTCAGGATGGGGGGTGCTCGGGGGCGGCGTATTGGCTGGCGTGATCATGCAACAGATCGAAAAGGCGGCTTACCGGAATTTGCCGCCCGGGTACTCGCTCGGCGCCGAAAGCCAGAAACGCGGTGACGTTCAGAGAGCACAACAAAACCTTGATGCACTTCGCGATCAGCAAGCGTTGCAGCACAATGTGAGCGCCGAAAGCATTCATGCGGCCGAGCAACAGTTGGCCGCGACCCAAGCCGCACTTGCCGATTATCTGCGGATTAAATCGGCGGCCGATCAGACGGTCAGCGTTATGGAAAAGTTGCCGGGAATCGCGAGTCAGACGGCGAGCGCTTTCGCCAGTGTCGCGGCCGCAGCAAATGCGGCTAATCGGCCGAGCCCTTTGTTGCCGGTTCCCGCGCTTACTCCGGTCGCGCCGCATGCTGTCGGTGGGATCTTTACCCGGCCGCATATCGGACTAATCGCTGAACGCGGACCCGAAGCGATTATCCCTCTTCGCGGCCGGCATGGTGGTTCGGCAATCACGGTTAATTCGAACCCGACAATCAATCTGGGGGCTGGTGGGGATGTCGGTTCGTTGCAAGATATTTTAGCCGAGCACGCCCGCCAGATCGCTGCGGAAGTGCGCCGGATCTTTGAAATGGAGAATGAGGAGATTGCGCCGGTATGAGCCCGACTTACACAACCGTTCAGGGTGAAATGTGGGATTTTATCTCGCGCAAAGTCTACGGATCGGAACGGTTTATGAATGTCTTGATTCGTGCGAACCGGGCTTATTTGCAGGTTGTCTCTTTCGATTCCGGTGCGGTGCTGCAAACGCCGGAAATCGTTACCACAAGAAAAATCAGTTCGGTCCCCTGGGGAACCATTTATGCATTGAACTAGTGCAAAAATGGCAGCTTTAACCGACATTCCCGGGATCGGGCCGGCACTCGCCGGAATGCTTTCGCAGGTGCGTTCGGCTCGGCCCATCATTTCGTATTCTGGTGCCGATGTGAGTCAGGAGGTTTACCCGTCTCTTCAGGAATTGACATACAAAGAAGGGACCGAATCCAAAGGTGACAATGTCGAGCTCAAGCTTGCCGATCCCGAGGGTCGGTTCCGCCTTACCTGGTCACTCAAAGTCGCCGTCCCGCTCAATCTGTCTCTGGAATCGCAAAATTGGTTGTACCAAGGTGAACGCACCCATCGCGATTGCGGTTCATTCGAGATTAAACGGATCTCGATCCGGCAAGATAAACGGTCCGGAACGATTGTCTCTCTATCGGCGTCAAGTATCCCGGTATCATGTTCGGGCCGGCTCGAGCGCAAAAACCGAGCATGGACTAAAACAACACTCAAAGCGATCGCGCAACAGGTCGCAACCGATAACGGATTGGCGCTCCGGTACATCGCCAAGGAAAACCCGAAGATTGCCCGAACCGATCAACATGATGAATCCGATTTCGTGTTACTCGATCGGCACGCACATGAAAACGATCTTTTCGTTAAGGTTAAACAGAAAACGCTCTGGATCATTTCCAAGGAAGAGCTCGAGCAACAGGCGCCGGTTGGCACGATCGTTTGTCCGACCCCGGGGAATCCCGGTGGGGTGAACGGGCGCGGCGGGATCACCTCATGGGAGATCAGTGAATCTACGGAAGACATCTACAAGGCGGCCGAGGTCAAGTTCCGAAATAATAAGACGGGCATGACCGTGACCGGGACCGCAACCGATCCGAAAGCGGTTGTCGGGTCGGTCTTGCGCGACAAATACAATCCGCATACCGAATCTAGCCAGGATACCGAAGGTTGAATCTGCCGCCTTTAATTTCGAATCCCTGGCAGCTTGTCAAGTTGCCGGCGCCATTGCCGGTTGCCGAAACCGATTCCGGCGCGGTCACTAAAGCCCATCGGACGGCCCGCGGCAAACTCAAGAAAAAGAATCGGAAAGGCAAAAAACATCGAATCGTTGTGCCGCTTAATCTGACGCTTGAAGCCGGCAACGTTTACACCCTGGAAGGGTTCTCGCCGGATTTTGACGGCAACTGGTTGCTTATCGAATGTGAACACAAGTTCGTCGGCAAGAGTGGGAGCACGACCAGCCTTGATTTCGAGAAGGTGATCACCGGGTACTAGATTTTATGTTTCGCGATTACGGGAGTGCGGAAAAGCCCGATCCTACGGGTTTCAATGTCGTTCGCAGCGGCATGGTTGTCGATCGGCGGTTCGGTAAAAACGGGCCGGAAGTCCTAATCGCTTACAATGACCGCGGCGTGACTAGCGATTGGTTGCCGGTTGGTAACCAGGGGTCAGCCGGTGCGACCATGTTCTATTGTCCGCGGCTCAATGATAATGTCACCGTGCTGCATTATCCGACAGCTATCGAACAGGGAATCGTTGTTTGCACTAACCCGACTAAAAACGGGGGATCGATTCAGCCGGATTCAATCAATTCGGTGGCGATGCTTGCCGATGACGGGTCGCAGTTTTCCTATAATCCGGATACGAAAACCCTGGCGATCCAGGGGGTAGGCACTATCACGATCTCGGCCAGCGGCGATACCTCAATTCAAAGTAACGGCAATTTAAATGCGATTGTCGGCGGGAACTTGTCGGCATCGGCCAATGGATCGGCAACGGTTACCGCACCTACTATCACGCTGCAAGGCAACGTCACGATCACCGGTAACCTGACCGTGCAAGGCGTGACCAGTTTGCAACTGGCGAGCGCCAACCCGCATTGCACGAATACGGACGGGAGCGGTGGCGGAACTTGAGCTGAGTATTTACTCACCGATATGGTCATCGGTTCTTTAGGTGTGATCCCGTTTGTTGCCGGATACGGTACGGCGAACACGTTCCATTCGATCCATAAAGCCAATAAAATTTCTTACGTGAAACATGCGGTGATTGCCGGTCTTGATCTGATTGAAGCTACCGGGGATGACCCGATCGATATTCAGATTGAGATGATGTTTTTTGCGCCCTATACATTGCCACCGTCCCAATCGATTCCCGCAGTTGAAGCTTTATTGGCCGCCAAGATTCCGATGCCTCTCTTTGCCGGTGATGCGCCGGTCGGCCGCGGGATCATGTCATTGTTCGTGATTGAATCTTTGTCGGTCAGGATGACGAAATGGGTTGGCGCCGAGCTCGCGATTGCGACACTCGATGTGAAACTGGTCGAATACTCTAATCCGTTCAACCTGGCCGGGCCGCTCGGTGCGCTGGCGAACCTGGCCGGGAGCGTTGTCGGCCGAATCATTTAGGGAGCGGGATATGGCCAACCCGATCAAATCCTATTCGGCGATCGCGAACGGTAAACGCTGGATCTTTGACGGTGCGTTCCAGTTCGATTTCGATGCGCCGGCAAACTCTGTTCAGGAAGTTTTACAGAACGTTTTTAACATCATCGCGACGCCGTTAGGCACCCAACCGTTGTTTCGATTATTTGGTTCAGATCAGAACTGGATCGATTCCCCGGGGAACCTGATCGGGTTTCAGGCGAAAACGGCATTCCTTCTCGCGATCCGGCTTTGGGAACCGCGGGCAAATATTCAACAAATCCAGTTCGCGCTTAATCCGCTGGACGTCATGGCCGGCCAGTACACGCTTTCATTGGTTGTCGAGGTGGATTTGTCCCGGTCGATCACGCAAGCGCTCTACGCACCGCCTAGCGACGCGGCAACGTGGCTTATAGACGGACCGGTTGACGGGGTTCTTTCGGTTCAACAGGAGACCGTCACCGTCTAAGGTATTTATTCGGGTAAAGATGCCGGATCCATTCGTTAATCTGCCCGCGATCAGTTTCGTCAATACCGATGTTGCCGCACTTCAGAATGCCGTCGTTAAATCATTCCAAGACATGTGGCTGGCGGATACCGGTGAAACCCTGATTCTCACCCAAGCCGATCGGCGATACCATTTCCTTTTATCGTTGACCGCCTACCTGGTTCAGGAACGCGAGCTCATCGACGCATCGGCGAAACAGAACCTTTTGCCGTTCGCGCAAGGCGGATTTCTCGATCAGCTTTGTTCGCTGTACGGTCCGCGTGGGCTGCGGTTGCCAGCAAGCGCGGCAATTGTCCAGATGAGTTTCACGCTTTCCGCACCGCTTAACACCGATGCGGTGATCCCGGCCGGCACCCTGATCGCTTCGACTGATGCGACCGGGCTCGTGTTCGCTACAGTGGCCGATCTGACTATCCCGATCGGCAATTTTATCGGGTATGTCAATGCCGCCTGCCAGACAATCGGGCCGATCGGCAACGGGTTGTTGGCCAATACAATCACAAATCTTTTAAGCTGGAACGCACCCTTTTCAGTCGCGGCGACCAATGTCGAGACCTCAGCCGGCGGTGCGGATACCGAAAGCGATTATGCTTACAGCCGGCGCATTTATCTGGCGACGCAATCGTTTTCCAATGCCGGCTCATACGGCGCCTATGAATTCTTTGCGCTCTCAGCGAGTGCCTCAATCGCGCAAGTCAGCGTTACGGGTCCCGAAGATGGCATTGCACCCGGCAACGTTCTGATCACGGTTCTTTTACAAAACGGCGATTTCCCGAATCAGGCCATGCTTGACCTGGTTTATGGTGCGGTTAATCCGGACACGATCCGCGATCTGTGCGCCAAAGTCACCGTTCAGGCGCCGGATCCTATCGCTTATTCCGTCTGGGTCGATTATTACATTGATGCGAGCCAGGCGAACCAGGTCACCCAGATCCAAAGCGATGTGAATCTCGCGGTCGCCAATTGGGTTAATGCGCAAAGGCTGAACCTGAAAGGCTCAATTAACCCATCGCCATTGATCGTGGCGATGATGAACGCCGGCGCAAGTTATGTGATCGTTTCGCAGCCGACGCACCAAATCTTGACTAAATCGCAGGTGCCGTCGCTGACTAATGATCCGGTTGTCGTTTATGTCGGGACCGAGGCTGACTTGCCATGAAAAGTTTCCCGAGCGCAAGCCTGCTCGATTTCTGTAACCCGGCTATTGCCGCCGATCAGACGTTCGTTGCCATGGCTAAAGCGCTCGATCCGCAACTGGCCGAGATCCGTTCTTTGATTCAGAATAACCAGATCATTTGCAGCCTGTTCACGATCCCGGAGAATGTCGTCGATTTCATTGCCATCTATCATTTCAATACTCCGTATTACAATTTGACTTTGCCGCTCAATACGAAACGGCGCCTGGTCGAGAATTCGATCCTGAATTATTTGCCGTTCGGGACCGCCAGTGCAGTGCGCGGGTTGCTCTCGATCGCGTTTAATTACGCCGAGGTCGTCGAATGGTGGCAGGATACGCCGCCGGCCGAGCCGCACACGTTCCGGATCGTGATCAGCGATCCCCTGGTTGATCCGGCTAAGGTTCACGAAATGATCCGGCTGATCCTGGTCATGAAAAATGTCCGGTCCTGGTTCGCCGGCATCTCGTCATTCACGACGGCGCAAATCCCGCTCAAGATTTCATGCTCGGTTGCAACCTACAAATATCAGGTGGTGCGGTGACCCTGGTATTTACTTTCTTGAAATGGCCAACTTCTCTCAGGTCACCGTTACCGATGCCGGCCGGCAATTGATCAATTCACTGGTTGCCGGTCAAACGATCGAGATCCCGCAGGCGCAAGTCGGGAGCGGTACGCCGGCAACCGGCGTTGATCTCGATGGATTAACACAACTGGTCCATTTCGTCATGGACGCGGATGCCACAAGCGCCAATGACCAGGTTCTTTATCAGACGACCGTCCGGATCCGGGTCTCGAGCCAGTATGCGCCATATCAATTTCAACTAAATGAAATCGGGATTTTTGCGGCTATTGGGGCTTCGACCCCGATCTTGTTCGCTTATGCAAGCGCCGGAACTACCGGCGACACAATTACGCCGGACCCGACTCCGAGTGCCGTCGTTTACGATTACGCGGTTCTGATTCAGTACGAGAGCGATGTTCCGACCAATACAACGGTCACAATAACTCCAGTCTTGGAACTTCACGCGGCAACCCATCGCGGCAACGGGATCGATCCGATCGGGCTGGCCGATACTACCGCAAGCGGGTTGCTTACTACAGTGCCGGGTGATGCGACGAAAGTTTTGCTTGGGTCAAATCCGCAATCCTGGGGACCGATCCCTTTACCGGCTGGCGTCATGATGGAATATGGCGGCGCGACTGCACCGCCTGGTTGGTTGCTTTGTGATGGCTCGGCAATCAGCCGGACAATATTCGCCGCACTTTACGCCGTGATCGGCACGACCTACGGCGCCGGGGACGGAAGCGTGACGTTCAATTTACCGGATGCGCGCGGGCGCACCATGATCGGTGCGGGGCAAGGAACCGGGCTTTCCTCGCGTACTCTCGGCGCGAAAGGAGGCGAGGAATCGCATGTTCTTTCCATGCCCGAGCTCGCCGCGCACACCCATACCGTTAATGATTTGGGGCATACCCACACTTTGAATGAAGGGAGCGGGCACAGTCACGTGGTCACTGATCCGGGTCACGCCCACACACTCAATGAGGGTGCCGGCCATACTCATGGAATAACACAAACCGCGCATGCTCACGATATTGATGATACTGGCCATACGCACAATACCGAAACCCTGAATTTCACTTACACGCCGCAACCGCCGATCATGCAAGTGCCACTTTATGATCCCGTTCCGAATCAATGGTGGGTGCGGGATATGCGTGCTGTGTCGAGTAAGAATGCAACTGGCGTCAATGTTAAGCCAGCCTTAGCGAATCTGGTAATGGCTACGGTTACGACCGGCGCATGGATCGCGAATTCAGTAAGTCGAGTCACGATTAATCTAGCCCAAACGGGGATGGCTATAATTTCGCAAGTCACCGGGATCACAAACGCTAATACCGGTGGCAATGGGGCGCATAATAATATGCAACCATTTCTGGCAGTGAACATGATCATCAAGACCTGAATCCTTCTGATGCCGTACCCGAACACATTAATCGCGACGTCGTTTGAGGATGCGTTCAGTATCCCGCTCGCCTGTTTCCGGAACCAGGGATGGAATCCTTCGTTTCTGATTAGTGATGACAATGATTCCCCGATCGATATCTCTGGGGATCGCCTGGCGCTCATGATCGTGCCGCTATCTTATGACGGAATCACAATCGGGGATCCGATTTTAACCGATAAAACGTTCACCGTCGATTCAACCGGTGCCGCGGTCTTTAACGTGTCTAAAACCGATCTGGACGGGCTTTCGCCCGAGGGCACCTATCAATGGTTTCTTGAACGCCAGGAACTCGGCCAGACCGATTCCAGCGTGGTTGTAGCCGGTCCTTTGCAGGTCAGCGATTCGCCTCCGTTTCCGCCATGAATACAACGATCTCTAATCCGACGATCAAAGTTTCCGTTGCTGGGGTGCGGAGTGTGGAAACCGCGCGTTGGTATGGCGGCCTATTCGCCGGATCATCAATCCCGGCTAATAATACGCCGATGGTGATTCCGTTAGCCGATTCGGGTTCAGTCATCGGTGCGGCCGCGTTTCTGACCGTTCTCTCCGATGGAATTGCGTTTACCGACGATCTCACCGTTGAAGCCAATGTTTGGGCGCAATGTTCGGATCTCGGGTCCGCACCTAAGTATCTCGGGGTTCGTTTGGATTCTGATCCGGCGAATCAAATGAGGATGCAAACAAGTTTCGTGAACGGTGTCGCAACGTGTGTTGTTTCAATCGTTGTCGGGGTCGGTGACACCTTGCGTTTCGTTGGTTTAGGCACAACGCAGGCGTTCTCGATTCTGGCTGGGTCAATCAGTTTGCGCGCCGATTCAATGCTTTCATGAGTGCGAATCAATCCCTCACATTTTATGCGAAACGTGATAACACGCTCGATATCACGATCCGCACCAATGCGGGGAACCCGGTTGATCTCACCGGCTATAAGCTCCAACTGACAATCAAAGCGTTGCTTTCCGATGTCGATACCGCGGCGCTTTACCAGGGACCGCCGAGCTTTGTTAATCTGCAATTTGGCCGGTTCAGTTTCCTGGTGCCAATTGCAACCACAAATGACACATCTTGGGTCGCGGTAACCGCCGGATTCTATGATGTGTCGACCGTGACACCGAGCGGGAAAACTTCAACACTGCTTGGCGGCAACGTCACGATCGTTCAACCCGTCGCGCAAACGATGGCCAAAGCAGGATAATTTTTATGCCGACCTCTCCGACCGATATCGTTGATCCCGGGTACACCGTTAATGCGATTACCCCGATTATTCTCTCTTTAGATCCGACTAAAGGCGAGAACGGTGCGCCCGGTGCGCCTGGCCAAAGTATCAATTGGCGCGGGGTTTGGGCGACCGGGGTGCAATATGCGGCGTATGATGCAGTCTCGCGTAATCCGCCAGGTGCATCGTATTTGGCGGTTGTCGCTAATATCAGCGTTGACCCGGCAACGGATAACGGAAGTGTTTGGGGTGTTCTTTCGGCACCCGGTGCCACCGGTCCACAAGGCCCTGCCGGCACGACTTATCGCGGCGCTTGGGTCTCGACTACGACGTATGTCAAGAATGATTTGGTCACCAAGCTGGGCACGACCTATATCGCGGTCAGTGCGAGTACAAACATTGATCCGGTAACCGACGGCGGCACACACTGGCAGGTGTTTGCCGCTGGCGGCACCGGCGACATGTCCAAGGCAGTTTATGATGTTAACAATGACGGCATTGTTGATCATGCCGCTGCTGTGCCTTGGGTCGGGATAACCGGTACACCGGCAAGCTTTACGCCGGCCGCCCATGAATCAACGCACGAGCTCGGTGGATCGGATCCGTTGCCGGCCGCCAGCACGACGAAAAGCGGTTTACTAAAACCATTAACCGGTTTAACCACCGACTATGTCGGTGGCGACAACGCGTGTCATGATATTGTTTCTGCAGTCCAACCGGTGATCTGGAGCGTGCGCCTGCGCAGCTTTAACGCGGTCGGCAATCCGACGTTTGAGGTCGATCAGCGTAACGTCGGAACTGCGTTAGCAAATCCTGGAAGTGGCACACTGACTCAGGATCGTTGGGCTTACAATCATGTTGGAACCAGTGCTTGCTCAATAGTTCAGCAACCGCTCAATATAGTCATTCCCGGAACGAACTTTCTTATTACGAGATCAGTGTGTCGGGTAACGCTGACAACGGCTCAAGCAAGTTTGGGAGCTGGTGATTACATCTTTATTTCCCAGAGTGTGGAAGGCCCACAATGGCGAGAGCTTGCAACCGATGTACATTCAGTCTCACTCCTTGTGCAATCGAGTGTTGCCGGATTAAAATTTGGGATGTGTGTTCGTGATGGCATTAGTACTACCAAAAGCTTAGTTAAACTTTGTACGATTCCTAGCGCGAATACACCGATATTGATTACTTTACCAAATTTGCCAGTGTGGCCGTCTGGCAATTTCACTTATGCGCCTGGGGTTTTTGGTTATTTTCTTAACATTTGTCTTGCCGCGGGAAGCACGTTTATTGCTCCGGCAAATGACACTTGGCAGAACGGGACTTTTATAGGTGCTGCTGGTCAAAGCAACTTCGCCGCGAGCCCGGTCAATTCCACCTTTGATATTGCCTTCATCCAGCACGAGCCCGGCGCGCTTTGCACGACGCCGATCGATTGCCCGTTCGGTCAGAACCTTGACGGCGATTTTGGATGTCTGCGGTATTTTTCAAAAAGTTATGATTATGCGACAAAACCCGGTTCTGTGAGTAATTCAGGCTACTATTTTGCGGCACCAGGGGCATCAACTTTCCCGAAGGCTAATGCTCGATGGCCAAAGATAATGGCAAAGACACCGACTGTTTCAATTTATGCAACTGCAACGGGTGCTGTAAATACGGCAACTGATGACTCGACGGGTGGAGCTATTGCAGCTACTGCAAACGACATAAACTCCGCAGGAATGGGGTCACTATCGATCCCCGGCGGGCTCACTGCAGGGCATGCCGCGCTATTCCACTACACCGCCGACACCCTCTGGTGAACCTTTTATGGCAACTCCCTACACTTCAAGCTATGCGCTCCGGTATCAGATCCCGAGCGTGCAACAACAGATCGAAGTCGCCGTCATTCATGACGTCGAGGATATCAACAACGAAGACCCGGCAACCCCAGATCATGCCAACCGGCTAGCATGGGCGACTTGGGCAAACAAGAATTCCAGTGTCGCCTGGAATCCCTTTGCCTGGCCGGTTGCGATGAATCCTACAATCCAAGCCAGCGTTCAGACCGATCCAAGCGGTCAAAGCGTGCAAGACAGCGATGTGCAGTTTGTCGTGACAAGCGCGTTACCGCAAGTAATTGCCGACTTTATCGCCCATCCGCCGCCGGGGGCCTAAAGCGATTCAATTTTCCGAGATCATCCACGAAAGCGTATATCTTCATCGGGTCTGGAAACGAGATTTTTTCGAACTCTACCGCAAAAAACGGTGTTACATTGGTGATACCGAGCAAAGAGTGATTTCGTAAATCGCATAAGTTCAATCACTTATCTTTTTTCCGCCAACGCCCTTTTAAGGCGTGGGTTGTGGGTTCGAGCCCCACCCAACCCAGATCCTTATTTCTCCTCGAGAAACTGCTCTAATACTTGATCCGCAGGTCTGTGGTAGTCTCCAAATTTGCCGACTTGGAATCAGACAAAAAAGACGTATCGGACAAAGAAACATTGATTTTCTGTTACAGTAGCAGTAGTAGCAGTCGTTATCTGCTACAGGAAAACTGCTACAAAAAACAGGAACCAAGAAATGAAAGTTAAATTCTACGAAACAAGAAATTGCTGGCGGGTCATTGTGCCGGCTCGGTTGACTGATACCGGCAAAGATCAGGCCCGATACTTCAAAACCAAGGAGGAAGGCGAAACCGAGGTTCGCCGGATACTCGGCCGCGGTGCATCGGCCAAACCGCAACTTAATGATCGTCAGAATGCGATCCTTTCAATGGCAGAAACCGAAGGGTTAAACCTCGAGGATATTCAAACAGCTTTCCGCCATTATCGCGCGACTGTCCTTAACGTCAGCAAACGTGCTCATCTGTTCGAGCTTGTGGAAAAGTTTCTCGAGCGCCAGGTGCACGAGGGTCGAGCACCCCGCACCCTCGACGATGATCGGCAACGATTATCGAAACTATGCACCTCATTTGAAAATATCGACGTTTCCCGGCTGACCGAGACTGGACTCCGGCAATATCTCGAGCACTACCCGCCCGGATCCAATCGCCGAAGCCATTATAAAGCGGTGCGGAAATTCATTCGGTGGGCGCATGAATCCGGTTACCTGGCAATCGATCTCATGGCCCGGATCCGACCTCTTGATCAATGGGGCGTCAACAACGAGATCGTGCCAATCGAAGATTTTCGCCGACTGCTTTTCGTGACGGCCGGCCTCGAGCCGATCGAACCGGCTGAGATTCCCACTACCCGCTATATCGGGTTGTTCCCCTATTTCGTGCTTGGGGGCCTGGCCGGCATGCGGCGAGCCGAGCTCTTACGGGATCGTAATAGCCAATCGATTCTCGAATGGAGCGATATTCTTTGGGATGAAAATCTAATCTCGGTGCGGGATGAAGTCGCCAAACAAACCCGGGCCGCGGATCGACGTCGGTTTATTCCCTTAGAGCCGGCAACCCGGGAATGGTTGAATCTGGTTCGCCAAGATTCTGGCCCGGTCGTTAATATCTGGCAATCAACGCACACCAAGCTTTGTCGGGAACTCTTCGGCAAGCTCGAGATTGATCTTCCGGAGAACGGTCTGCGTAACTCCTATGCGTCCTATGCGCAAACGTTCCGGAGTGCGGGCGAGGTTGCGAAAGCTTGTGGCGATCTTGAATCGACGATCAAACGGTTCTACACGCAATTGCGTAAACCTGAGAGCGGGCGTCCCTGGTTCGATATCCGGCCGAATGTTAGCCGGAAAATCATTTCAATCGCAGTTTGATTCTGACCCATGATTAAACCTGAACAAATTAAATCCTTTATTGAGACTCGGCCATTTCGCCGATTCTACTTGGAAACCAGCGGCGGAAACTATCTCGTCGTTCAAACTCCGGATCACATAAAAATGCCGCCTCCGGCTTTCGATCTGATCATTATTTTTGGCGAGGACGGTCTCGTCCATCATATCGATAAAAACACCGTCTTGAATGCGGCGGTTGTCGGACCAACACCGAAGTCACAAGATTCTGAAATAAAATGAAAAAATTACTGTTCACATTATTGATCGGTGTGGGACTCGCTAACATGGCCTTTGCCGAGCCGTGCAAGGTCGGAGACCGCGTTGTTGTCCAGATCGGCTATCTGGTATTTGAAGACCGGCACAAACAAGAGGAAATGGCGGCAACGCATGCCGGCAAGGCTGAGATTAAAGCGGCGATCGAGGATGGCGATTGCGTCATGCTCAAGCATCCAGTCGAGGCGACGGTGGTCGATGAGGTCGGCCAGGAGATCCAGATCGAGCAAGATGCCGGCATGCGTTGGTGGACAACCAAAAGCGCGGTGCGCGTGGCGCGTTAAGGCAACCTTATTTCAATCCCTTACCCCGGTGCTGAGAGGATTTCTCGGCGCCGGGTTTTGTTTTTTCAACAAAGCGCAAAGGCGGTTCAATTTCTCGACCTCCTTCGCTTTGCTCAATCATTTGGGTTATGATGCGCCGCCAAAGCTGCGCAAGTTTCTCATATCCAAGTTGTTCAGCTAGTTCGTGAAGTCTAGCTTCTTCAGTTTCCGATGCCCGACAAGTTGGTAAATTGATGTTTCGCTTTTCTCGTTTTCTTCTAGGCATAGAGCGTTTCCGAGAAAAACCAAGCCATGCATCGAAATTCGATGCGACTTAAGAATTGCCAATAATTGCCTAGAATTGTGCATGCATTCCGTGCAAGTTGCAATATCCCTGATTATTACTGTAAAATTAGGAATTTTACTTGCTGTTCGTAATCAAGATTCCTATTTCTGATAGTTGCCTCTCGAGCAATGGAGGCGTGATTTGAATAGCGATTTTTCGAACCATGGACAGGCGGAACTTTTTTTCTTTACAGGAAGCTGCGATTCCCCCGCCTCGTTTTTCCTCTTTAAAAGAGAATCGGCTCAGGATCGTGAGTCCCGAGCCGATCTTTTGTTTCTCTAAGGTGGTCCACCTTTGCTAAACAATACGCAAGATTGATCAATGAAGATCAACAATGCGCAACGTTGTGATTTCTGTCTATTTTGTGGCGGAAATGCAAGCGTGATTTTCAAGTGAGCTTCTGATTTCTTAAGTATCAAAAGAAATCAGGATCACATTTCCTCGCAAACGTTTTCCAAGTTCGAGGGTTCCTATCGTGGACCGGCTCGAAGCGTATCTAAAACTGATCGAGCTCGATGAAGGGGTTCGGAAACACCTGATCGAATTGGCGGGTGGGTCCGAACAACTGGCGCTTCGCATTGCTCAGAATCTCGGCATTGACGTCAGCGCCAAGGATGCGGCACGCGTTCTTGGACTGTCACCGAGCGGCATCAGAAAACGACTGACAAAAATCAAGGGGAAAAAATCGCCAAAAAGTGACGCTAAAGTGACCCGAAAACGTCCTGAAGTGACCCAAAAGCGTCCTTCGCGCAAAAAGCCGAAATGAAATTCAAGCCATTAATGCACCATGCACGCATTTCTTGCATGGCCGTTATGAGCGAATTGCTTCTCCCTCCATTCAGTAAGAAGTCGGCGCCGTTGACGGTTGCCGAGGTCGCCAGAATCATGCGGTTTCACGAACGCACCGTGTCGCGGCTGGCGCGCACCGGACAGCTTCCCGGTGCTTTCCAGGTCGCCGGCAAACGCGGCGGCTGGCGGTTCAAACGCAAAGCGTTCCTTGATTGGTGGGACCGACAAGGAAACTAAAAAATGAAGATCGCAATCATTCTCGCTCTGATCTGGCTTGCCGGCATCACTCTGGTTCTGCGGTTCTTCCGATTCAATAAATAGGAAACCTTGATATGGGCATTCCCCCCGGACAATTGACTGATCAATTTCTTTCTAAGATCGATCGGCGCGATCGGAAACCTCTGGGTAAAGCCGGCATGACCCAAGCCGAGATCCGCGATAAACGGTGCAAGATCCTGGAACGCCGGATTCATTATCAATTCAGCGGATTCGCTAAACGGAACGGGTTCATTGTCTGGCATTCGAGCCCGGTCAAAAGATCGAGCATCCGGACGGGGCTGCCCGATTTTCTGCTTTGGAAAGATGGTCGCGCACTCGGGATCGAGTTCAAGGTGCCGCCGAACGATCTGACGACCGAACAGCGGACAGTGTTCACCGAGATCGGTGGTGTCGGATGTGAAGTTATTGTCTGTACTGAGACTGACCCAGGTGCGGCTTACGTACAAGCTACCCGCGAAACTGCCAAATTCTTCAATCTGCCAAACGATTTCAATTTATGAGCAAACCTGACAGCGAAAAGATAATTGAACAACTCGTTTCCAATACCCGGGCTCTGCTCCAGGATCATTGGAAAAAAGCCGAGGCGGTTTTTGCCGCCACTAATATCAAAATCAATATGCAACACCTGATTGATTTTGAGCCGGCCGACGTGACTGCGAAAACTACAATCGCGTTTGGCGCCCGAGTTAAAGATAGCGTCGAAATGACGATCCCCGATGGTGATTCCATGTTGCCAATGGGCGAGATCCCGCAAAGACCGAAACGCGGCCGGCCGCCAAAAACGCAAACTTTTTCATCTAATGTTCCACCAGAACAAGCGAGATGAACCTTACAGAAATGTTTAGTCGCGCTGCGACGCTGCCAAGCTGCGACCAGGTCAAAACTATTTGGGTCGATAACGGCGAAGTGCCGGCTTGGTTGCATTTGCTCGCCGAATGGGAAAACGCCTTGCCGGTGCTCTCCCTGATTAAACGCCAGAAAGCATCCGGGATCATTGCCGGTGTTGCCAATTTTCAGGATCACCGGGTTCCCTATTTCTTTTTCGTTAACGGCACAGCATCAGGCCGACTGCAGGCGACCGGAATCGTGATGTTAGCCGCATCGGATCACGAGGAATGCGCCGAAAGCGTGCTCCGTACCATGATCTATAAAGCGCGCGAAAACGCCGGCCGAGCCGGGGTCAATTTCCTGAGCATGGAGAAAACCAATGATTGATGCGGAACTCTTCCTTCGCGGGATGCTGATTATTGCCGGCGTATGCGTTGTCGTATCGACCGGGCTGGTGTGTGCGACCGGCTACTATCTACTGGAAGCGCGCAAACTCTGGCGCCAAGTCCATCGCTGGCCGCAGGTGGCGCGGGATAGTAATGGGCGGCCGATCAAAGAACGAATCTGATAAATGAAAATTCATCCAGTTGCCGAAATGTTTCCGATGATGACTGAGGAAGAGCTCGACGAGCTCGCCGCGGATATTAAGGCGAACGGGCTTTTAAATCCGATCACCAAAGATAACGACGACACACTAATCGACGGGCGCAACCGCTTAGAAGCGTGCAGCCGAGCCGGTGTTGAACCGAAATTTGAAACGCTCAACGGTACCGATCCCGTCGCCTATATCTTGGCGCAAAATGTTAAGCGTCGGCATTTGAGCAAAGGTCAGCAAGCGATGGCGGTAGTTTTAAGTAGATCACAAATGGAAGTCACTTCCATTCTACAAAAGGAACAAGCGGGTCAATTAAAGATTAGCGAAAAATGGATGTCGCACGCTTCGGTTGTTCTAGAACACGCTCGAGAACTTGCACCGCAAGTTTTGTCAGGCGCTTTAGCCTTAGATAAAGCCTACGAAACCGCGGTCGCGAACAAAAAAGCCGGCGAAACCGAAGCTGGCAAAATGGAACAGTTGCGCCTCAAAGCCGCGGATCTGCATAGTCAAGTCACCGAAGGCACGCTTTCACTCGCCGAAGCAATCGGCGCTTTGGATGCCCGCGAAAAGGAGAAAGCCATAGCTGAAAAGGATGCTCAAGACCAGAGGGTAGAACGGGCTAATAATTTACACATGATTCTAGGAACTCTGGCCATTGGCCCAACCGATTCTGATGTTAAGGCGCAATTAGCTTTGGACGTTGATTGGCCCACTTTCGCTTTCATGAACAAAGGTATTAGCAAAAAGGACTGGCTGAAAGCCGCTAAAACTATTTCGGCAATTGCCAAACTCTGGGATGATGACTATGCCAACCATTGATATTGATGCATTAATTGAAAAGTTGTTAGCTAAACATACTGACGCAACCGGAGCTCAAGATCCTGATGCAGCGGAAACAGAATTAGCTAATCAGGGCAGGAAAGATCCTGATTTAATGGAGCCTGAACTCTGGGCTTCTCAAAAATTCTCTATCTATAAAAAGAGTCACACCTTGAAGCCTGCGGGTACTGCCTCGGGCCAAACCGTTTTTGGTTTTGCGATTAATTTTGAGGCTATTGTGGTTTTAAGCGAAGGCAAAAAACGCACCTGGGTCCGGTTTAAAGATATGAGTGAGCAACGAATCAATATGCGCCAAACGTTGATCACGAAAAAAGCGGCTGAATCAATGAGTGCGGCGGCTCTAGAAATGCAATTCTGGAACCAATTGCGAACCAAATGGGATCATCAAGTATATCCTAATTTTTTGGATTTTGTGCAAAGCCTATGACTAACAATTCTGAACCCGAGCCCAACTTTCCCGGGCTTAGCATCGGCCGCAAGATCCGGCCGATTTTCGGACTCCTTTACGGTATTGATGGCGTCGGCAAATCGACGTTCGCGAGCCAAGCGCCCGACCCGATTTTTATTGTCACCGATCCCGGCGCCGATCATTTGCCGGTTGCCCGGTTGCCGGTCGAATCGCTCGGCCAATTCCGGGATAAAGTTAAATTACTAACATCGCAACCGCACTCCTATCGCACGATCGTGGTCGATCACGTGACCGCGTTGCAACCGATGGTCTGGCGCCAGGTATGCGCCGAGGGCAAAGTTAAATCGATCGAGCTCTATGCCGACGGATTCGGCAAAGGTTACGTTCGCGCGCTGGAAATCTGGGACGGGTTGTTAGGTGAGCTCTTGGTTTTGGCCCGGAAACATCATGTTCTTTTAATCGGGCATTGTACGGTCAAAAAGTTTGATGATCCGACGCAACCGGCCGGTTATGATCGGTACCAAGTTTCGCTCAAGGAAAACCTGGCCGCATTGATCCGGCAAAAGTGCGACGTCGTGTTGTTCGCGAATTTTGTTTCGACCGTCAAAAACATTAGGAACGATACCGGCAAAGCGACGGGCGAGGGGGTGCGGCGCATGTACACCGAAAACCGGCCGGCGTTCGACGCGAAAAATCGGTACAATCTGCCGTTCGAAATGGCGCTTGAATGGAAACCGTTCGGCGAAGCGGTACACGCTTTCTATGTCGCCGGCGCCCGGGAAGCGTTCTCCGCATCCGCACCGAAGCCGGCCGAGCCGGTGACCGAACGCGCGGCGCGCGAGCCCGAGCAACCGTTGCCCGAACCGCAAACCGAACCTGAGCCGGTCGCGTCATGACGCCGATCGAGAATTTTTGTTTCGACATCGAAACGGCGCCGCTTGATGACGCCGTTCTCGATCTCATGATTCCGCCATTCAACCCGGATGAGGTCAAAACCGGCAACATGGGTGCGGAGAAAGCGAAGGAAAAGATTGACCGGCTTCGAGATGAATATTTCAAGACCTTTCGCCGGCGGGCCGCACTTAGCCCTTTGACCGGCCAGATTGCCGCGATCGGGATCATCGGACCTGAACCCGACGAGCGCGCGATCATGATCGACCCGAATGAATCCGAGCTCATCAAAACGTTCTTCGCTATTTTCGCCGAATCGATCCGGAGCCCGCGTATTAGTCGCTGGATTGGGTTTTGCATCGAAACGTTCGATTTGCCGTTCATCATACGGCGAGCCTGGCGCTTACAGGTGCCGATTCCAGCGGGTTTATCGCTTCACCGCTATCTGTCATCGCATTTCACCGATCTGGCCGCCCTATGGCGCTTGAGCGATTTCCGCGGGCCGGTCCCGAGCCTGGCCGAGCTCGCCAGCTTTTTCGGGTTGCCGCCTAAAACCGGCAAAGGCGCCGATTTCGCCGAGCTTTTGCGTTATGATCACGCCGCGGCACGCGAGTATCTCACGAACGATCTCGTGATTACCTGGCGCCTGGCCGAACGGCTCGGCGCCTTTCATGTCGAAAGCCCCGAGCCGGCGCCGCCGTCCGATTTTGAGCCGGAGCCCGAGCCCGAGTCCGAGCCTGAATTCAGATTTTTTTGAACCCAAAAAAACCAAAAACAAAAGAATACCTAATGCCTACGTACACACAGAAACAGGAACCGACCATTTTGCCCGACGGCTTTTATTGGTTCCGGGTAAAGAATGCCAAGGAAAACACGTCCACGAAAGGGAACGATAAAATCGAGCTCGAGATCGAAATTCAGGGATCGCCGACGATCGTTTACGAAAACCTGACGTTCTCGGAAAAATCGTTCTGGCGAATCGACGAATTCCGGACCGCAACCGGGGAAAAGCTCGCATCGAGCGGCGAAGTCACTTTCAACGCCGAGGATTGCATCGCGCGGACCGGATGTTGCGAACTTTTCACCGACGATTTCGAAGGCCGGCACCGGAATAAAGTTACCCGATTCATGCACCCGGATGCGGTGCCGGCCGATATCGTGAAGATGCGCGAAAGTCGGTTTGCGCCGCCGAGCCCGAGCGCGGCCGCGGGCCCGATGCGGGTGCCGGGACCGCCCAAAATGGCGAAGCCAGATGCGGACAACGAGCCCGAGGAAATTCCGTTCTGATGGCTAAGCATGAATACAAAAGATATTTAGGTGATGGCGTCTATGCCGATATCGATCGCGGGATGGTTAAGCTCACGACCGAGGATGGCATCAGCGTAATCAACATCATCTATCTCGAGCCCGAAGTCATCGACGCACTGATGCGCTACGTGACCACTGTTGTGCGAGCGCAAACCTAAAGCGCATAATGCTCTCGGAAAAAGAAGAGAAGCTTTTGCGCCTGGCGCTTCACGCGACCGCGTTCAACGGCGAATCGGACAATGCCGCTCTTGCATTGTTCCGGTTGTTGCGTGGACGCGGCGCGCAACCCGAAGAGTTCACGCTTCCGAACGCTCTGGTCGTATCCGAGCCGATCTATTCCCGACCCGATTACGGCCTAGTCGCGATGCCGTGGGGCAAACACAAAGGAAGTTTGCTCAAGGATATTCCGCCGGCATACCTGCTTTGGGCGCTCGGGTGGATCCGCGAAAGCGAGGACCGGGCCGAGAAAATGGCCGATCTCGCCGAGGCGATCGAAAATTTTCTGAATCAATGAAACAGGAACCAAAAACCATGAAGAAACAAATGCGTGATGATGTGCTCAACAGAAACTACGAATTGGCAAAGCGAAACCTGCGTCGCGCTTACGCGACAATCTGTAACCTCGATGATCAGGATTTGATCGGCGGTGCGCGAGCTTATGCGCTCGATGCCGTTGAAGCCTTGGAAATCATTCTCGGGTTCCGCGATGAGAACGGAACCGAGATCCCCTTGGCGCCTCTCAGTCCCGAGATGCAACAAAAGATCGACGAATGGACCCGCTATTATGCCAGTTTACACTCAAAACCTCCCCCGAAAGAACTTCTCTCCTAATCCGAAAGGCCCGATTTTCCCGAAATGGGTCTGGGATTATTTACAAACCAAAATTCCCAACGGCAACCGCAACAACATGGTGTTTCATGTTGCCGGGCAATTCCGCGATGCCCGGATACCGATCGCTGAAGCGTTGCCGCAAATTACTGCATGTGCGGTCCGAGATGGGTTAAGCGTCGCGGAAGCCGAGAAATCAATCCGGAGCGCTTATTCGATGGCGCCGCGGGAACCTTTAGGCGGCAACGGCAACGGCTCGTATTCGCCCAACGGCGCGCATAGGCGGCCGCCTGGCGCATTTTCCGGTTCGGGTAATGGCAATATAGCGGGACCGAAGTCCGGCGCGTCTGCAGCTAACGTGACGCAATTGCCGGCACCGATTGCCGACGGGTTCCGGGTTTTACTCGAAAACATCTTTTTGGCCGGTGAAGGGGTGGCACTTTCCGGCATCGTCATCGAACCGAACGGCGATCGCCGGCCAGGCCCGGGTGACGTGCTCTCCCGGGAACGATGGCTCGAGCGAATTAATCAGGCGCCGATCGGTCAGATTTATTTTGATTCCGACGGCGCTTACATTCGAATAAATCCAATGTGTCCGGGTGGCCGGCGTGATCTGGACGTGACAGATTTGCGACATGTCCTGGTCGAGTTCGACGAGGACGAAAACGGAAACCGGATTCCGAAACTTACTCAGTACCAGGCGCTTGTGAGCTCTGGGTTTCCGATCGCCGCGATTATTGATTCGGGCAACAAATCGCTTCACGGCCTGGTCCGGGTCGATGCCCGGACTGATCGCGGCCTGTTCGACGCCAGGCGCGATATCGTTTTTAAGTATTTCGCGGCCTGGAACGTCGACCCGAAAAACTCGAATCCGAGTCGTTATTCCCGGTGTCCGGAAATTGCGCGAGCCCTTTACGATGACGTCGGAAATGTCACCGGAACCGTGAGCCAGGAACTTCTGGCAATCGGTCTCGGCCCGACGTCATGGGCTGAGTGGGAAAAGGCGCAAGAGGATGAAGTGCGGAAACAATTTCGTGCGTTAATCCGGCTTCGCGATCCTGACGAACTGCCGCACATTGCACCGTTGCAACTGGTCGAAGGGTTGCTTTACCAAGGCGCCAAACTCTCGTTTTCGGGCGGGTCGAAAATGTTCAAAAGCTGGAATTTTCTTCATTTCTGCTTTTGTGTCGCGAACGGGTTGCCGTTTCTCGGGTTTCCGACGGCCCGGGTGCCGGTCGCGATTTTTGATCTCGAGCTTTTCGAGTTCGATCTCTGGTTCCGGCTCAAGACGATTGCCGACGTTTACAAGTTGCTCGGGAACCCGTTTGCGAATCTGCGGGTCGTGCCGTTACGCGGGCGTTACGTCAATTTCGGCGATCCAGTTTTTCAAGAGGTTTTTATCGAGGTTTTATCTGAGTTCGCCGTTGGCCTTTTCGGGATCGATCCGCTCTACAAAGCTTTGGCCAACATTGAGCGTTACGACGAAAATTCGAACTCGGATGTTACCCGGGTTTTGCGGCCGTTTGAAGAGTTCACGCTTTCGGCTCGAGCTTCCTTCGTTTATTGCCAGCATTTTTCCAAGGGAAACCAATCCGCCAAAGATCCGATTGACCGGATTGCCGGCGGCGGCGCGTTCGGGCGCGATCCGGATGTGCTTTCGACCTTTACCGCACACCGGGAGCCCGACGCTTTCACGATCAACGTATCGCAACGAAGTTTCGCGTTCATTGATCCGTTCGTTGTCCGATGGCAATTCCCGGTTTTCGTTCGTGACGATAGCTTGGATCCGGACAACCTGGCGCCTGGTCGATTCGGCCGGCAAAAAGATTCGTGCCGGCAAGAGCTCATCATGGCGGCCTTACGCGGCGCTGAAGATTCCGGCGGTTTATCCGCACCGCGATTGTGTGCTGCGACCGGGATCCCGAAACGGTCGTTTTTCCGATACGTAAAAGGATTGATCGACAAAGGCGAAGTCATGAAATCGGTCGCGACGGGCACCTATCAACTAGGCCTTAAAAATGCCCAAACCTGGCATCAAACCATTTAACCGAAAGCCGAACTTGTGGACCGTGCTTTGGATACGCCGCGGAGCGGGTTTGCCGAGCCTGTCGAGTGCTGTGACTAGGGCCAGGCAGCGTTTCGCTGCCATAGTGCCAAAAATGACCTTTAGGTCATTTGGCACTGGCACTAGGCACACCCGAACCGCGGTGAATCCAATTGGCGGTCCGTCAATGGCATCGAATTTCAGAAACAAAAAAGAAAAAAGAAAACATGCCGACCTATATCGAAAACCAGCAACTCAAACTCGCGATTCCTAAACCGCAACCGCGACGAATAGCGATTGCTCGCAGCGGGCCATTAGAGATCGGGTTCACCTTGGATCGATCAAGCTCAATGGGCCATTTGCGCATGGCCGCATTACGCGGGTTCAACCAATTGTTACTTGAGCAACGGGCAAACTCGGTGATCTCATTCTCGACGTTCTCGGATTCGATCAAGTTCGTTTATGACCGCGTTGCCGGAGGCGAGGTGCGAAACCTCGAGCCGGCCGATTATGTCCCGTACGGCAATACGGCGCTCTTGGACGGGATCGGCACCATGATCGAACACATTGCCAAGACGTGGGATCCGGCCGAGCTCAAAAGCCCGGTACTGATCGGCATACTGACCGATGGTGCGGAGAATTCGAGTGACCGATTCACGGTTCATCAGATTTTTAAGGCAATCCATTACCGGCGGTTGACGTGTCTTTGGGAATTCCTCTTTCTGTGCGCCGATGAGCGCGGCGTTGATTACGGGCTCAAGCTCGGCATCAAGCGCTCGAACATTGTGCGGTTCGATGCTAACGAGGGGGAAATCACTCAGCTTTTGCTCAGAGTTTCGCGCGCGGTCACGGCATTTCGGCTCGGTGATCGGAATTTTGCGCGGTTGCTGCTTACCGATAAACCATGAATCAACCACCGATGAGCAACCTTTGCATATCCTGCGGTAAACGTGCCGTTAATTGGCCGCGCGTTTGTCCTGATTGTACTGATCAGGAGGCTCAAGCGATATTGGCGTCGGAGGACTACGAGGAGTGCAAAAGTTGCGGGATGCTTTACGACGGCGGGATGCGTTGCACCTATTGCGGTGATCCGGATCCGTTGGATCAGGGCGAGGCCCTATGACACCGCAAGATCAAGATGACGCCAAAGTGCGCGCGGATTTGGCAAAAATAGCGCTCCTAGTCGATTTGCAACTTCCTTTTGGCTGGGGGTTTGTTGTGCTCGAACTCGGCCGGTTGCGGCAACGGGTGGCCGAACTTGAACGTCATCTTGCAAACTTAGGAATCGGCGAGGCATGAAGCGCAATCACTTCGAAAAAACTTACCAGGTGACTGCGGATCATTTTACGGCCGGCGTTGTCGTGTCGGGCGATCGGATCGTTCGCACGGCGCCGATTCTGTCCTGGTTACGTCGCGAACCGTTCGGCCGATTGCAACTGATTGCGGCCGGCAACCGATGGAAAATTGAGGAGGTCGCAACTCGGTGAGCCCTTACGAAGAAAGAGTTTTTTGGCTCGGCAAATTTCAGGCCCGGCAAGAGGTTTGCTCGTGGGTTCAGGGATTTCCAGGGGAAAATCGTAATCTGTCAGATTAGAGAGAATGACACCGAAACAGGAAAATTGTCAGGGATCACTGGTCATGGGTGATGACGGAATCTGGCGGTGTCCGAAGTGTGGGCTGGAAGTCAGGCCGAAACCGACCAAGCCAAAAAAGAAACCCGACGCAAACCGGCGCCGGGTTCCGCGATGAATGAAGACGATTAACAAAATGATTTTTAATGCATTTCAATGAACCGGGCAATTACACAAAAATTTGATCGGCTCAAAGCTTACTTGGATCGGATCCGAGACGATCTCCGGGCCGGCGATCCGGTTCAAGCTATGGCCGACACAGCCGAGCTCGCCGAGATCGCACGCCGCCTGCATGATGATTTTGCCGCGGTTGCTAACGGCGAATTACGAAAGGCGGTGGAGTGATTGGCTGAGGAATCTAAGCCGACCCAATCCGGTTATTTCTGGTCAAGTATGACCGGCACGGTCGTCAACATCGATCATAAGGATGATGGCTTAGAACGGCGATTAGGTGAGGGTTTGCCGGCAATGAACGAGAAAGCTTGGGCAATGGTGTGCGCTCTCTTTAACGATAGTCCGCAGATATAAAGCTTTCAGTGCCGGTATTTAAGCAATCAATGATAGAACCGCTTTGGCGCAAAGCATTATGCTGGGGGACGGTGATCATCTTTTTAGTCCTCCCGCTGACTATTTTTAGCGCCCGCCTCTTCGGCGTGCCTAATATTTCCGAGACGGTGGATGCCTCCAAGTTTCTGCTGCCCTATTTTCAAATTATTACCGGCTTAATTTTCGGTTTAGCCGGGCTGAATACGTTCGACCGCCATATCGTCAAGCCGCCACCGAAGAAAGATCCACCGGCTTAAGGAGGGCAACCCTTTATGATCGAATCCGATATCGATTTTATTCGCCGCGTTCTTTCGGTGGCCGAATGTGGAACCGAGGAATTCAAATATTCGGATGTCTATATTTATGCCGATGATTCGCGTTTTTCCCCGGCTCGACGCCAGATCACTTATTCAATCGGATTTACCGAGGGCGGCGGTAATCTGAAAAAAGTTCTCGAAGCTTACATTGCCGCAGGCGGCGCTTTCGCCCGCGATCTCCAGACATTTATTCCTGGCCTCGGCGATAAATCCCGTCGTTCACTGGCCGGTAACCAAGCTTTTATCGCATTGCTTAAAGTCGCCGGCAAAGAACCGACCATGCGCGAGGTCCAACACCAACAGTTTGACCGAATGTATCTGCGGCCGGCTATCACCTGGGGCGAAAGTTATAAATTTACGCTCAACCTTTCGTTTCTGGTAATTGCTGATTCGTATTTGCATTCGGGTTCGATGCTCGGTTTCCTTATGGCCAGGTTCCCAGAGAAAAAGCCGGTCGATGGCGGTGACGAAAAAGAATGGATCAATGCCTATCTGCAGATACGCCATGATTGGTTGCGAACCCATTCCAATAAGATCCTGAACAAAACGACTTATCGGGCCGATTGCTACTTGCGCGAGGCTGCCAAAGGCAATTGGGATTTGATCGGCTCGTTCATGATGAATGGGATACCGGTTGCAAGGATCGTATGAAATGAAAGATTTTACCCCGCAGGAGGGCCGCCTGGCGTGACCGTTTGAAAATCAACAATCCGGTTTCTGCATGACCATGACACTTGAGGAAAGAAGGGAATTGATAAAACAGCAGGGACAAGGAAATCATTAAATGAGCGTCAAAATTTGTATTGATCCCGGGCATGGCGGACATGATCCAGGCGCAGTCGGGCCAACTGGATTAACTGAGGCTAGTGTTGCGCTTGCCATCAGTCTCAAGCTTTCTGATAACCTCAACGCAATCGGTGTCGATACCCTCATGACTCGGTCGACCGACGTTTTCATCGAGCTCGGCACACGATGCAAAATCGCCAATGATTGGAAAGCTGATTATTTTGTGAGTGTTCATTTGAATTCCAATGGTTCATCGGCGGTCGGGATCGAAACTCTCTACAAAACCAACAACGGCAAAGCATTGGCGTCACCGATCCAGGAATCGATGATCGTCGCAACGGGTGATACCGATCGCGGTCTCAAACAGCGTACCGATTTGTACGTTCTTAACGGAACCAATATGCCGGCGGCATTGGCCGAAGTTGGATTTATCTCTAATCCGGGTTTTGAAGCAAAATTTCGGACCGATGATTATCGGCAACTCGTTGCCGATGCGATTGCGGCCGGATTAGCCGATTTTTTGCATCTTTTGTCGGTGCCAGCACCGATTCCACCGGCACCCTCTGATCTCATTGTCACAATCACGATCGACGCACCCACTGGCGTCACCGTGAAAATCAATAATCCCGTTTCTGGCGCGCTTTAACGCTTTGGCAATGTCATGTAGCTGGCAATCAATCAAACGCGCTTATAAACGGTTTTAGGAGGTTTTAAAAAATGGCCGCAGTCAGTTTCTCGATTCCGCCGGGACAAGGGCTCCCGAATCCGCCAATCAATATTCCGCCCGGGCAGGGATTGCTTACTTTGCCAGTGCCGACAATTAGTGCACTTTCACCCAATACTGGGCCGGCTAATGCAGATATCACGGTTGATATTACCGGCACCGGATTTGATTCGAGTGCAACTGTAAATATTGGCACTGCTCATATGCTGGTTCCGATAAGTGTCACCCCAACCGATCTACACGTGTTGATCAAAGCAATTAATATTACTCAAGCCGGAGTTTTGCCCGTGAGCGTCCAGAACGCAGGCCCGCAAGTGAGCAATCAACTGAATTTTACGGTTACGTGAATATCTCTTTCTCGTTTTCTTTTTGCTGACCCCGGTGAGGGTCGAATTTAAAATATTCTAACGAAAGGAAAATATGGCTGATGATGTTCCTGTTCTCTCCGTTCCGCCCGGGCAAGGCGCGGCTGATCCCTGGATTAATGTTGCACCCGGTCAAGGTCTGGCCGTTCCGGCCGAACCGCCGGCCAAGTCCGAACAGCAATCCGTACCGTCAACTTGAAGGTTGGGATTCCTTCATGATATGTCATCCATGTGATCTGGGTGCCCCAGTGATTTGCGAGTGTACCTTTCGGCTATTGACTTATAACAAATATTTCGATGTTATGGTCGACCTGATGAGATCGGTAACATGCGGCTCACAAAGCCGATCCCCGGGCCGATTCCCGAGATTTCGGTACCTTCTTTGGAAGCTTTTGAAGCTTGCACTCCCGGGTCCTTATTCCCACTTTTGGGACACGGGCTCCGCGAG